TCATCACCAGCAGTCTCTATTGCAAATACATCATTAGCAGGGAATCTGATTGCAGTATTTGTGTCTCCCTCATGAACTATTTTATCTGCTATCTCTATATCACCACCCAAAGTCACACCAGTGCTTGTGCAGTGAACTCTATTTGCATTATTATATTCTAGTCTAACACCAGTAGTTCCATCAATATTAACTAATCCTACAGCATTTATATGACTTGCTGCACCAGTAGCATGATAAATTCTTAAATCATTACTAGCACCTAGATATAAATTGTCATCATCACCAAGAAATACGTTACTTGCAAAAGTCGTAACACCAGCAACACTTACATTATCTAAGTTTGTATGACCATCTACATCTATATCTCCACCTATATCTAATCCACCTGCAACAGCAGTCCCGTCAATCGTTACACCAGTTGCAGTAGTCTCAAATTTCGGATTACTATATGTACTAGCATCATGCCATAATTTTATAGCTCCATCTGGATATAATGCTGCCATCATTTCATATCCAGTTTTTTTCCTGATCAATATTGTTCCATTAGTATCAATTCTTAAATTATTATCATCAAATATTTCTGTTCTTGCTCCATTAAATTTTATTCTCTTATTATAATTAAGATTTAAATCATCTCCCAGATTGACTGCACCAGTAGTTGTTGTAACACCAACTACAGATAAACCAGCACCAACGTGAACATCAGTTTGTGCTGTTATAATTCCTACTGAGTCTATATTCGTTACGTCTTCATATGTTAATGTTCCACCAATCGTTACATTACCTGAAAAAGCACCATCAACAGCATCTATATTGCCACCCTTAAAAGTTCCAGCAGTGACGATACCAGTAAAGTTTGCATTACTACCACCAACATTTGGTGAGAAACTTCCAACAAATGATGTAGCGGTTACAATACCAGCATTAATATTTCCAGTCGTGATATGATCATTCGCTGTTAATGCAACATTTCCTGTGCGTCCATAGAAACCACTTACATCTGCTGTAGTTGCACCAGCAAAACCTAGATGACGAACTTGTATCTCATCACCAACACCTGGTGCTGCAGTAAATTGAATGATACTTGCGATTAATGTATATGCTCTTGCAGTTGATGCGTTACTTGGATGTTGTAAAACACCATTGATTGTCACCATCAAACTTTCGTTGTTTGCTGGTGTATGAGATAAAGTAAATTCTGTGGTGCTACCATCACCAGTGAAAGTGTCTATCTTATGATCGCTAATATCAAACGTAGTAAGAGTATTTGCAATTATACTTCCCCAGAATATATCTTGATTCGTTGGTGCAATCTTAAATACAATCTTATGATTATCTTCAATTGCAAAACCCTCTGTAAAGGTTGTAGAATTAACATTTGGTTTCTGCAATACATTATTAATTGCAATATTTAATTGAGTTGCATTATTAAATCTTGCTCCTGTTCCACTATTATATGTAATCTTAAACTTTGTATTGACTCCATCAAACGCAACATTCAGTGTATGTGAAGAACCTGTACCAACTGCTGATAGATTAATCGCTGTGCTACTCGCAGCATTCGATGCACTTGTTGCTAATTTAATTGTAGAAGCACTATCAAAGATGACAAAGTATGCAGTGTTATTT